TAACAGGACGATTCGCCCAGGTAGCGCCAGCAGGATCATTAATTGCTGTGTGGGCTACATTCAGCAAAGAAAGACCATCAATACCCAGGAATGTTACTCCGGCAAATGCATCATCCAACAATGCGCCAGATCGGAATTCATACGTCATCTGGGTAGCATGGGCCAACCATTTCGCTCCCTGGTTAGCTTTTCCATACTGGTCATCTTCCACAGTTTTCCGTGTTACGATGAATCCCAAACCGAATTCCTTATCTACACCCACCACCTTCGGTCCAAGAACAATATCCTCGTAGGTAACTGGCTCACCATCACCAATTTCCAAAAGCCTACGCAAACCAGCGATAATTGTTGCTTCAACCTCTGGCGAATCCATGCTCCCTACTCGCAGATATTGAGTATATTGCGTTTCGTGTTCATTGAAATTGTCACGAAAATCCCGCCTCAAACCTGACCGAAAGAGCAGATTAAGTGCGCCTTGGGTTTCCACTTAGCTTCTCCTCTCTCTATTAAAGTGCCTGATGAGCGTCAAGGAACTTGAAGAAGAATATATCTTGCAATAGATCAACATCTGTGACAACGACCCGAGTATTCACAACTTCCGTTGTATCAACGGCCCAAATTCCTGCGGTATCCAGAATTCCGTATTCTACACCAACATCCGAAGCTAGCGGAGCGCGATCTCCTGCTCCACTAAATGTAGTTACGTCATTCGCGATTGCTACAGAAACTTGTTGTACTCTCCCAGTTGTTGCAATAACCTGGGACTGATGACCTACTTCAAAACCCGGCTTAGAAGCTACATCTTCCAATGCAACTCCGACGATTGGTGTAGGATCTACTAATCCAATAACCACTTCGCCAGTATCAAAGATTAGAACTGCACCTTTGACAAATGTCTCACCGGTTTTGTAGTTCATCGACAAAACACTCGGTGCGCCACCACCCGGAAAGCGAGCAGGAATGAAAATTCTAGCCATTCCTATTTACTCCTCTCAGGTTTTGTTCGTTGCTGCCAAAGCTGAGCGGATTTCTGCTTCTCTAGCACTTGCAATATCACTTTCATCAATGACAGGAAGTCCAGACTTGTCCGCTAGTCTTTGGAAGTCCTTCTCTTCTTTCTGCTTGTTCGAGGTTGGGTTTGCTTTTGCATACATCTCCGCACGAACCATATCAATTGTTTCTTTGACTTCGATAGGAGCTATCATGTAAATAACATCCCCAATCTTCGATACTCCTGAACCGTCAGCATTAGAAGAACGATCTGACGCATATTCTGTGTCCTTCTCAAATCCCAACAGTTGCATCCTGCTAACTTCCACAGGATCGTCAGCAACCCACTCACCGTACAAGTGTTTTGGCAAATCTACCGTGCAACGGTCAATGATGATGCCCCGCTCTAGAACTCTAGCAATTATAGATTTTCTAGAAGCTTCACTCAATTCGTCTTTATTTTCAGCCATTTCTCTGGCTTTCTCTACACCGATTGTTGCTGTTCCACCCATCTTCGGTACGTTAAGTACAGGTCTTTCCTCAGACATTATTTCTTCTCCTGTATTCCAATTTTAGAATCAATCACATCCGTAGATGGCACTTCCTGCCACTTCCACCAATCTTCTACAGACATTCCCTGTTCTCTACGAATCCTATCCTCGTTTTCATTCAACGGCCTATACTTCCGAGGTTCTTGTCCCCTTTGAACAGATGGAGGAGCACTAGGCTGCAAATATGGAGGAATCTGCCTGTCATCCACTTGTGGAGTCTCCCGTTGTTGGTTAGCATCTGCAATAGGATCTGGCATTTGTACTGTTCCTACTGCAATTTGTCCTGCTGTATGTGTAAGTACTGATTCTACGAACTGCTCATTAACAGTTACGCCACTTTGCAGCGATTGGGTAATTACCTGATCTACCATCTGTTCAAAACCATCACGCTGGAAATACTGAGCAAACCTGGGATCTGCTTTGTACTGTGCTTTCAACCTACTGTAAGCAGAATCACTTTCGTAACTGGTTTTAAATTGATTCAGAGGTCTCACGGTTTCTTCCATGACCTCTCTAATTACTTTTCTTGGGTCTCTATAAAACTCTTTTGCATCTTCTTCAGGTGTTTGCGGAGGTGGAGCATCCTTTTCTGTTACCAGTTTTTCTACCACACTGGTTAACTGAGCCATCTTTGAATCTTGCTCTCTTTGTCTCTGCAAATATGCTCTTTCTTTTCTCTGATACTCTTCTATTTGTAACTGTTCTGGTGTTTTTGCTGGTGGAGCATTTGGATCAATAACTGGGTCCGGCTGCGGGCTTGTCAAGGTCTGCTGTGTAGGCTTCTCCTCTTGTTGCGAAGAAGGATTCGGGGTTCCTTTCTCCTCGAACGGTTTTGTCATTTGTGGGATCTGCATTGGTGTCGTCATCTTCTTCTTTCCTTTGAGATTGGTAGTTTAAAGATCTCAAGATTTCTACTAGTAAATTAAAACTTTCAAATTCACCCAATTTATGTTGATAATCTCCAAAATCCTTACCTTGGCGCAAACGCTTCTCTGCTTGATCCATTAGGCGGTGCAATAAGTTGCTGAATGGCTGCCAATCCCTCTGCGTTACCAATATCTTGAGGTCCGATATTTCCTGTGGGGACAGCAGGGCCCCCAGGTCCATTCTGTGGCTGTTGTCCATTCGCAAGTCCAAGGAGTTCCTCCACTTCTGGCACTAAGATTTTATTGATGCTACGTACATCAAATGATTCTAGCACCTGTTTCATTGTTTCTGTAGCAGCTACTAGCCCTTTGGATAGGATTAATTGAACCAAATCCGGGCGTTGAGATTGACTTGCTAATTGAATCATGGCAACATAGTATTGATTAACCAATGCACCGATCTGTTGCCAGTTATTCCTATCTAACAATCTATTTGCTTGCTGCTGTGCAGCCTTGACTTCAAAGATAATTCCAGATTTCAGAGTTTGAATATCCAACGCCATTAATCTTGCAACTTCTTGTCCACCCTCTGCGCTCTGGAAATAGTCTGGATGTCTAGGTCCGAATTGTTTTATATTACAGATAACATCCATAGTGAGATCGCCAATCCACTCCCGAATATTATCCATCGAATAATCGAATTTCTTATTCCCTTCTTGAATACGAGCCAAATCACCAGTAGCAGTCCCAGGCGTGCCAACTTGAGGCATACCAAGGATAACTTCGTTGACACCCGTTCGCTGTTGGGAATATAGAACGGCTGCTTGCTCATTCGAGAAAGACGATGAGTAGATTTCACCTAATTGTACCGTTTCCAGCTGTGACATATCATCTAGGAACCACATCTTACCAGGAAAAATTGGCTCTTTTGGTCCATAACCAGAGAGTCTATTAATCTTGAACATACGCATATTGGCAATCGTTGCGTTGTCCAATCTCTGCCTGTGGATTGTCGTAACTTCTCTCTGGAATTGAGCATTCTGTTTTGAGATCCCAATCCCTCTCCACCTGTGCTCCACTGGGATATATTGAACAATCCTGTACGGTCTTCGGAGGTCTGCATTCCAGTTATACCTAGCTGCCATAAGTGAACGAGAATCATGGTGATACCAAACAACTATCTCTTCTAATTCATCATCTCCATCTACGTCAAAAGACAACCACATCAAGTACCAGTCGATAAGCTCCGGAAATATATTGCCTGTCTTTTCCAAATCTTCTTGAGAAGCAGTAAACTTTCTTTCCTCGTTTGTTCCTGTTCTGCTGACAGCGAAGAAATGTGACTTGAGGGATACGAAAGTACCTTCATAGAATAAACCATTCTGTTCCTTATTCTTAATTCCAAATGCCGTATCGCTCATTGTCTCACCACACCAAGGTGCTGTCTGTGGATCTTGAGCATAGTTCGGCATTATGTAATTAGCATAGGCAACCGAATCTAGGGTTGCACTATCTCTAATAATTACTGGTATGTTTTCCTTTTCCTGTGTAGCCGGATTGAGTCGAACTAACTTCTTAGTTACCTTTGCATAGTCTGACTTCCCGATGCCAGTTCCAAACTTGATGGTTTCAAACACAGAGGAATTCATCATCCTCCGAGCTTTCATATTTACTCGTAACTCATAGTCTAGATAATTCTCAAGTGGATGCTCTGCTGCTGAGAACTCAGGATTTCTAATCTCTACTGAAACAACTGGTTTAGAAGCCCAGATCATTGTCATTGCTCTTGCTTGCACAGCTTCAGAGGCAATGGCGTTTAGTGGAATAACTAAGTTAGCAGCTCCTTGGAATGGAAAAGTCCTTCTTTCCTTAGAAGGCTCTGCCCAGTAATCTCTTTGTTGGTCTAACAACTGTTGAATAAAAGTCTGTCTATCAGCCATATGTCTCGTGACTTCATCATTTAGAAAAGTCAAAAGACTCTGTTCTGTATCTTCATCTAGGTTTAACAGTGGAGGATATGCGCCCATTAGGCAGCTTTCTTTAGCTGGGTTCCAGTGATAGCAGCAACAACATTTTTCTTAGATCCCATCTTCTCTGCTGTTCTCCCAATACTCCAAGTAATCACAATCCCACTCCAGCCTGTCCAGAAGATTGGGGGAACTTCAATTTGTGGAACCTCAATCTGTGCAAACGCTGCGATCCAAGGCAAGACTATATGATTAAGAAATACAATTCCTAGTCCTGCATAAACAACTGTTGGTCGTGCTCTCTTTGTATAGTTATCCCCTTGATTTAATTCTGCAACTAGAACTCTTTCCTTTGCTGCCATCTCCGCTCGGAGAGTTTCTTCTATTTCAGAGTCTCTCCTCTGAGTTAGCTCTAAGAGATTCAACTCAAACTTCTGTTTTTCTTCTTTAGTTCCAAGTAAGTTTCCTGCCAAGCCTATAGCTTCTTTGACAAAGCCCATAGGTGATGTTACGGCATTTACGATTCCAGAAAGAATACCCATTACGCTGCTACTCCTAATGGATTATCATGATCCACGATGGTTATGAATGTAGATCCAGCTTTTATTGAAGCAACCATCTTAGGATAGATAAAAGAGTAAGCATCAACAGAATTGGTAAGACGATCGACAATAGCACCATTACCCACCACAATACATCCTTCAGTATCGTCATCGGTATTCCCGACATGGATATACACCCATTTAAAGTCTGGAACTTCCCGTAACCAGATCATTCCTTGGTGCATAGTAGGGAACTTACGTGCATATCTCTTCGTTAAACCACCCTCTGTACGCAATTCTAGCTTATATCGACCGAATTTGATGCGTGTTTCCTTCTTTATCTTCTCTTTCCTGAACTCATCTTCAAGGCTAAAACAGAGGAAATTTGGCTTTCCAACGGCTGTTTTGTGCTCAAAAAGCCCACCAAGCGTGTAATCTCCCCTGCTTTTGAACCTCATAAGGGAATAATCCACTACGGATTCTCCAAAGCAAAGATTCTAGCCTCTAAACCGTCAATAGTACTCTGCAAATCCTTGACCGCCTCGATCAAAATGGTAGCAGGAGGCAAGGTGATAGGCAAATCCCTCTCAGATTCCCTTATTAATTGATCTAAATAAGAGGAAGCCTTAGCAGGACTAGGCTCAGCCACTGAGATTTAGCTTTCTGTGTGGCCCAGGAGCAGGAGTTGTCATCATCATGTCTGCTCGCATAGACATTCCTTCTGCCTGGTTCCCTTTTGCTTCCGCTGCTTCGATCTTTTCCATCTGTTCCCGCTTCGTAAGCACATTAATTAGTGCTTTTCCAGTTAGACTTGGCATTATGCCCTCCGAGTTCTTTTTCTTCGTGCGGCGATCTGACGTTGACGTTTCTTCTGTTCTGCTGTTCTGCTCCTCAAATCTTCCTTATCTTCTGCTTTCTGCTTCTTTGTTTTCTTTGCTCTCCGAGCCTTCTCAGCTTTGGTAGCCATTATGTTTTCCTCCTACTCTTAATTGGTTTCCCTTGCCGTCGTGGAAAAGTAACTTGTGACACTACCATTCTCGCCCGCGTAGGTCCAGGAAGAATTCTATCCATCATATTAGACGCACCAGCACTCCCAGGAGAAGGAGTTTGTACGGCTGTAGCATCCCTAGCCATACCAGGAGTTCCTAGCTTTTTCCTAGCTTTCTGTCCTTTCTCTTTACCACCACTTTTACGAGCCATTATGGTCTAGTCTCCCTTCCAAGTTTCCTATTCCTCAAAACCCTAGATGACTTCTCAAATCTCTTTGTCATACTATCAGTATTCTCAGGACTC